TCACCTCGCCGTGATCGTCTTCCAGCCGCCGCGCAGATCGTCGTATTTCGACGTCATCTGGGCGCTCTTGTGGCCGAGCATCGCCTGCGCGAAATCCGCGCCGAACTCCTCCCTGTAGAGCCGCTCCGACAAGCTGCGGATTTCGTGGAACGATGGCGGCGTGCGGCCTTCCTCGGCTTTGATTCCAGCCTTCTCGCGCGCGCGCTGAAAAGCCATCGAGATCATCGGCGCCCTTACCGCATCCCCTGGCTTGCTCTTCTGGGACCGCTCCGTGTGGTGCACCAGGTGCCGGCTCACGATCAGGTCGCGGCAGCCGGCGACCACCTCCGCGATCGAGATCCCGACCTTGGCCAGCCTGATTGCACCGTCCTGCTGCAGCTTCGTCTCACCACCCGACTTACCCTGGGCCACGCGCAGAAACCCGTCTTTGTAGTCGGCAAACTTCATTCCGGAGACGTCCTCGCGCCGCTGCGCAGTGACCAGGGCCAGCATCATCGCGTTCTTCGCCCAGGCCGATGCCTGCGCGTGGATCGCCCAGAACTGTTCCAAGCTCAGCCGCTCGCGTTTAACCTTGTAGCCGGGCGTGAACGTCGCCGCCACCGGGTTCTTGCCGACCTCGATCACGCCCTGCGTCTCCGCCCACCTGAAGATGTCGCTGAGCTTCGAACGCATGTTGTGCGCTGCGCCGGCGCCGCTGGCCTCCGTGAACCCTTTCAGGTAGGTCGCCACGTGGACCGTTTCGATGTGCTTCATGCGCATCTTGGCGAAGTCGCTCTCGCCGAGGCGGCGCAGCATGCTTTTCGCAGCGCGCAGGGTGTTGTCCGCTGGCTCGGTCTTTTCCTCCCACAGCGCCCGGTAGACCGGCAGCCAGGTGGCGAGCGTGTAGTCGCTGCGGCCCAGCACCCAGTCGACCAGCGATGACGATTCCCGCGTCGCGAGCGCGGCGTTCGCCGCCTTCGCCGCCTGGATGGCCTGCGGCCGATCCCTACCCAGCCCCTTCTGCGTTTTTTTCTCGGCGTCCCGGTAGTAGTAATAACCTGCCGGGTTCACGTAAAGATTGGGCGGCAAAGCCCGGTTTTTCGTAAGTCTCTGCCTTCCCATATCACTCCACGTATTGCGCGTCGCGCTTAACCTGCCACGCCTTGCCGACCTTCTTCGGCTGCGGCTGGATGTGCCCATCGTGCACCCAGCGCAGCAGCGTGTTCGTATGCGGCACCTTCGAGAACATACATTCAGCCCACTCCCTGAGGGTGATGTACCGCGATTGAATTTTTGCCTGCTGCATCATTTTCCCCTATTCCATTCCCGATTCCGGATACCGGCGGCGCTCGACGAAGGGCTTCGCCTCGCCTGGCGCTGGCCGAATCGATTCAGGCCCGGCCGGCACGGCGCCGACCAGGTGCGCTCGCCGGTCGAAGCCGTCGCGGCGGTCCGGCAGCAGGCGCGCGCTATCCTTCTTCCAGCGGCGGTCTGGTCCTCGTTTAGTCATGTTGTCCTCCTTCGCTGTGGTCGTGGTGGGCCGGCTTCTGCTTCGCGCCGCGACGCAGCAGGCGCACCAGGGCATCCAGCACATCGGCGACGTTGTCGGCAGACGGGCGAGGCGTGTGCGGGTCGTTCGCCATCACCTCGGCGTAGACCGCATGGCCGTCGAACAGGATCGCCGGCAGCTCGGTGGCCGGTGCTTCGGGCACGGCTTGCCGGGTGAATCCGAGCGGCTGCGCCACCTCCGCCGGCGTGCCGATCGCGATCAAGCGGTCGCCGCCCGGGATCGGCACCACGTTCGCCGCAGTGTCGGTGTAGTGCTGCAGCTCGAGCGCGGCGGCCAGCAGACGCAGGCGCTTTGCTTCGTGCAGGATATCGATATTTTTGTCCATCTCGTCCTTTCGGTTTCGCCGGCGTCATTCACGCAGCGTGCTAATATTTTTCTTTTTTACAACTAATTCGGTATGAATATCTGGAAGCGCATTGCAATCGCGATCATTTCTGCGTTAGGGCTTTTTGCCGTGCACGAGGGCGTGAACGCCCTTTTTCAGGCTCACCACTGGAAAAGCATGAGCGCTGGCGATTGGGGGACCTGGATTGGCTCTATCGGTACCGTTGCCGCGTTGATGATGACGATCCGGATCGCCACCGCCGCAAAACGTGAAGCACAAAAGTACGCTAACGACCGCGCCGTTGTAGCGGCCGCCGCACTGGGCCCCAGGCTCCAACGCATCGGTGATGCGCTGCAAAGCGTGGTCGAAAATGTTCTTAATGAGAGCCAGAAAACGGCAGCAGGCTATCGTTCCTGTGCCGATTTGATCGAAGCCGCTGGTGCCTGGACTGATGATGAAATTCTGCCTCTTATCGTTCTTTCCGAGCATGTATGCACTCGACTTGCGGGCGCACGTCCGATCATGCAGAACGCAGTTAAAGAGCTGCGATTGATTGCCGAGCCATGGCCCCGCACTTCGGGTGATGAGCCATTCGGTGAGCGCATTGGAAGAATTGCTGGCGATTTAATCATATGCCGAGACATCGTCCAGTTCGCCACCAATAAATGCAAAGCAATAGTTAAAAACGCCATCCAGAACTGAGTGCCGCGCGCCAGCACCGAAGCTTTCGACCCTGCTCACGCTGCCTCCAGCATCGCGGCGATCACATCCCGCGCCGCCGGCGGGCAAACGGCATTGCCCAGCATGTGCACGGAGTCCCGGTGCGCGGCCGGCAGGATATAGTCGTCCGGGAAGCCCATCGCGGCGCGGCATTCCTGCGCGGTGAGCATGCGCGTGCGGCTGCCATCGACCACGCCCCAACGGTCGCGCGTTGTGATCGTTCCGAGCGGCCGGCTCAGGCAGCGGCCCGTCAGGCCGGACCCACCGCCGTAATACGGCATGACGAAGCGCTCGCCATAGGCTCTTCGCCCAGCCGCCACCCGGCGCAGCGTGGCCACCGCGCGCCCTGGCTTCTCGATCGGCTGCCAGCTGCCTGCGCCGAAGTCGATGATGCTGCGGGCGGGGACATGCGGCCGTTTCTTCATGTCCAGCATGATCGGGTGCTTGGCGCGCACGGCCACGATAAACAGCCGCTCGCGGTGCTGTGGCGCGCCATGGTCCGCCGCATCGACGATCATCGGCGTCAGGGCATAGCCCAGCGCGTCCATCGCCGCACACCAGGCCGGGTACAGCGCCCAGCGGGTGAACTCGGGCACGTTCTCGATCACCGCGAACGCCGGTCGGTGGTATTCGGCGGCAGAGACCACCGCCCAGGCGGTCGACCGGCTGGCGTCATGCTGCGGGTTGCCGTTGGCCTTGCCGCGCGCCTTGCTGTGTCCTTGGCAGCATGGCGACGCCAGCAGCAGGTCGTGACGCGGCACTTCCATCCAGTTGGCCTGCTGTAGGTCCTGGCACGCATGCTTCGCGCCCGGGTGGTTCTGCGCGTGGATCTCGACGGCGGCTGGCCAGTGGTTCGCCGCCCACACGACTTCGATGCCGGCCATCTTGGCGCCGGTGCTGAACCCGCCGGCGCCGGCGAACAGGTCGATCGCCTTCACGCCGCGGCTCCCTGCGCCGGCCCGAACAGCGCAGCCACCAGCGGATCGCGCGGCATGCCCATCTGGCGCGCCGGAACGATCCAGGCACCGCGCACGCTGTCGTCGGCAGAGCCAACGGCCAGGCCGCCGGCTCCAGCAGCCCAGAACTCGCGGCGGTCGGCAAACTTGCCAGTCTGATGCGCGTCGCCCACCTCCTGCATAAACCGCATGTAACCGTAGACCGTATTCCACGGAATGCTCAGCTCGGCAGCCAGGTCGATCACGGTGCGCGGCTTCTTGGCCAGCATCTCGGTGATGTGCTCGATGGCGGCGTCGCGGCGCGAGACCTTCTCGGCGTTCGACAGGTTGGTATCGCATTTCTTCATGTAATTTCCTCAAATAAGTCCATCTGGCGGCCACCACTCAGGTCCAGTCGGTAGATGTAGCTGCTGGCGCCAGGCCCGCGCGCTTCGCAGTCAGGCATCCCTGCTGATACGGCCACCTCGCCCGCCTGCTTGCAAACCTTGCTACGTTCGTTGTCGAAGATGCAGCCCTGGCACTCGCGGGTGGCAGGCTCGGCGTAGAACCAGACGCCGTGCGCGCGCGCGCTGATCACACTTGCTGCTCCCGATACCGCAGGTAGGCGCGCCGGATCTGCTCGTTCCAGCGGGCCTGCGCGGTCGGGTCGTGGTCCAGCTGCGCGCGCGAGTCGATCTCGCAGACTTCCTTCACGCGCCGCGCTGCGGCCGCTTCGCCGTCGACGCCGAGGAAGCGCTGGAAGTCCTGCTCGCGGCATTGCAGGACCGTCCAGAGGCACGGGCGCAGGCCAGCCATGTCACGCGGCCAGCTTCAGGTGGTTCTTGATGCCGTAGTAGACGGCTTTCGCGCCGCGCACGTCGACCCTCGCGTCGTGGGCGCCTTCCAGCTTCTGGCCGGTGAAAAACTCGTACGCCTCGCCGAGGTTCGGTGACTTCGGGCCCATGCGGCGCGCGGCCACCATCTTCGGAGTGGGCGGCAGATTTACGATCTTCGTGCTGTTGGTCTGGGTGCAGAAGGCCGGAGCCGTCTTCCAGTAGTCGGCGAAGGGCATGGCCGGGTCGCCAATCGACTGCATGCTGTAGACGGGGCTTCGCATGATCTCGATGCGCAACATGCGCATGTCGAAAGATTCGTTGTGGCCACCTCGAAGGTCGGCGCCCGTCCACAGGTCGAAGAAGTGCTCGAGAACATGGCTCGCGGCAATGCCTTCGTCCATCGCGCGCTCGGTGGTGATGCCGTGCACGGCTGCCACCTCGGAAGGGATCGTCCAGCCTTCCGGCAGGACGATCATGTTCATTTGCCGCAGGTCCTCGCCCGTCTCCTCGTCGCACAGAAGCGCCGCCAGCTGAACGACGCGCGGCTGGTCGGGATGCTCGCTCGGTTGGCTCCAGAGCGGCAGGCCGGTGGTCTCGGTGTCGTAGAACAGAATCTTTTTCATGGTTCGCTTTCGTAGTTGAGGGTCAAGCGGCCTGCTGGGCCTGGGAAACGGCGGTAATGTGGTCGATCAAGGCGGCGCACATGGCCGCGAAGTCGCGCTCGTGGTACAGCCGGGCCGACTTGTCGGTGGCGGCTGGCGTGAAACCCAGCCGACCGAGGAATTCGCCGGTAAGCGGGAAGCCGAGGCGCTCGCTGATCTGGCCAAGGCGCAGGCTGGGCGGGGTGCTGCTGGCGGTCGCCGGACGCGCCAGCACGATGCGCGTCACCTGGGCGGCCGGCGCCGGGGCCGGTGCTGGTTCGACTGCTGCCGCGGTGGCCGGAGCGACCGCGTCCTGGCGTGCGCGCTCAGCCTTCTCGGCTTCGACGCGCTTGTGCTGCTCGAGGCGTGTGCGCACGATCAGCTGGAAATCCTCGTCCGGCTTCTGGATGATGGTCTGAAGGTCGGCGAACAGCAGCTCATGGCCAGCCGCGTGCTCGCGGTACCAGGCCAGCCGGCCACGAACGGCTGCGGCGAGGGCGTCGGCGGCGATCTTGCCGGCGGCCAGCTCGGTATCGACGGCATCCTGCAGGGTGGCCAGCGTGCGTTTGTTTTTCATGGCGCCGGCGAAGTCGCGGGCCTGGAAGACCAGGCGCAGTGGCGCGATCTCCTTCTCGAGCGCGGCGACGTGATCGGCGAAGGCCTGCCTCACGTTGGCCAGGATGCCGGACTTGATCAGCTCCTTCTTGTCCTTCACGGTACGCTGCAGGATCAGGCGCTTGGCGCGCAGCTGCTCGCTGATGTGGTCGATGGTGCGCATCAGTTCCGCGATGTCGGCGGTCTGCTCAAGCGCTGCGCGCTTCGCCTGCTCCAGGTCGCCCTCGGCCGTCTCGCAGAATTTGACGGTCGCCTCGGCATCGGCGAAGTCCTGGTCGGTGACCAGGTCGGTCTTGATGTTTGCGATGAAGCGCTCCGCCTTGGCCTTGAAGGCTGGCAGGTTGCTCATGGCGACCTCGCCGCGGATCTGGATCACCAGGGCCGGCAGTTGCATGATCGGGTCGGCCACGGGCTTCGCCGCATATTCCTTCGGTTCATACGCGGCCAAGTCGGCGGCGAACTGGGCCCAGCCAGCGATGATCTGGGCGCGCAAGGATTCGTCCGGTGCGTACCAGAAATGCCGCTCCTCTACCAGGCTGTCGTTGTTGTCCCATTTCGTGGCGAGGAACAGGCAGCTTGCAGCGCCGGAAACGAGCAGCTGCTGCTCCATCTGGACGCGGTAGTGCAGGCCCAACTGCTCGGCGGCCTCGCAGGAACGGATCTCATCGTTCAGGGTCTTGTGCTCCCACGCGACGTCGCCGGCCATGGTGATGCCGTCGAAGGATGCCGAGAACTCGCCCAGCGAGCCGGTCACCGGGTACAGGTCCTCGCCGACCAGGATCTCGGCCCGCGGACGCGCCAGCGCCTCGAAACGATGGCCATCATCGAAGCGCGCCTGGGTACCGGCGTCGACGTCCGGCGCCATGCCGGTGTGCCGCTCGTGCAGCAGGTCGTTGCGGCTCTTGTACGGCGAGCAGCCCATCATGGCCGGCGCGTCGCTGGCGTTGAAGTGCGCCGCGCGGTATGCGTGCCATTCCGGCGTACCTTGCTTGAGGGTGTGCACTTGCATGGTGGTCTCCTTATTCGGCTTCGTGCGACCAGCTGTCGATCGTGAGCTTCTGCTCTTCGCTCAGCACGGCGCGGGTTTCGATGAACGCGGTCAGTTCCGCTGCGGTTTTCTTTTTGTCCAGAATTTGCTTGCGCCACGCGGGGGCGTTCTTCTTGAACTCTTCATCGGTGCATACCGGCAGGCCGGCACCGCCCTGGGTGGTCGCGCTCGAGCTGCTGGTGGTAGCGCCGCGCACCTCGCCGGTGTCCTGGTCGACGCTGCCCTGATCATCGTCACCGTTGTCAATTACGACCATGTCGCTGTCGATCGTGAAGTGCTTGCCGGCGTCCACCGCCGTAGCTACGTCGACGGCGCGCTGCACCTCAATCGATTTCGGCATGTACTTGAGCACCTGGAGCAGCACCACCTTGCGAGCGTACATTTCCATGTTCTGGCCGTTCTTCTCCAGGGCGTAGTGGCGGCCGCCGACCTTGTTGAACTTGTTCAGGTGCTTGATGACGCGGTCCATGGTCCAAACCTCGATCACCGGGTATTCGCTTCCGTTGACGCGGCCGATTGCGTAAACGTGCGAGATATCCTTGTAGCTGTCGCCGCCGGCGCCAGGGCGGTGTTTCACGTACGGCCGATCACCCAGCGCCCAGTCGAAGTCGTCGCCGTGATACACCGCGCCAGTCCAGACCGTGGCGCGGCCGGCGCGCGACACCAGGTCGACGAGGCCCTGCCAGCCCGGGACGAAGGTTGCCTTGTTACCGTAAGGGACCAGATAGCCTTGGCCGCCGACGCCGATCTCCAGGCCCAGCTGCGCGGCCACGACCACGGAGCCGAAGATGCTGTGCAGGTCGCAGCGCTGCAGCGCCTGATTCTGGCTGAAGGCGGTCATGGTCAGACGGACCATGCGGTCGGGGCTGATGTGCTTCGGGAGCGCGTTGGCAATCTGTCCCTTGTACTTATCCAGGAACGTGCTGAGGCTCTTGGCCGGGCTGGCGACTACTTGATTCATGGGGTGGATCCTCTCTGGTTAAAAGCCGAAAACGTAGGTGCATACGGCGCCGGTGATCGCCTTGCGCCGGCCGAAGCCAGCCCGGCAGGCGTGCCGGTATTGGTGGCGGATGAAGCGGATCACGAGCACACCTGCTCGAACACGCCTTCCAGCAGGATCAGGCCGCCGATCGCCAGGAGCATCACGCCCGGGTGACGCTCGCACCAGTCCATCTTGTAGAACAGCAGGAAGCCGATTGGGTCGCGGCGCGGGGCCGGATCTGCCTGATCCTGGCGGCGGGGAATGCGGGCGACGGTCATGCGGCGCTCCCGGTGGCGCCGGCCGCTGCCCTGCCGTGCTGGTAGATCAGCCAGAGGTCGGCCGAGTAGCATTCGACGTTCCGCTCATCGGCCCAGGACTCAAGTGCCGCGCGCTCCTCAGCGATGCCGCAGTGCACGCAGTCGAAAAAGCTGTCGAGGTCCTTGGACAGGCTGCCGGTGTCGTTGCAGTGGGTGCACATGGCCGGCTCCGATCAGTGCATGCGCGCGGCCACGGCCTGCGCGATGCGGTTGTCGTTGCGGGATTCGATGCGGCGCTGCCGCATGGCGTCGACGCTGCGCTCGGCCCGCGCCTCGGCTTCGAAGTAGATGGCCGACTGCACCGCGCTGGCGATACGCACGCCCACCAGGGCTGAGTGCCCCACCACGGCCGCGCGGACCAGCGCCTCGGCTTCCAGCGCGCCGCATTCGAGATCGGTCAGGCGCTCCGCGACGGCGCGCATGGTCTGCGGGTTGCCGGCGAACACGTCGAAGCGGATGGCCTTCGTGTGCAGGTCGATCTGCTCGGCGACCTGGTCTTCGCGGTCTTCCTCGTTGAACTGGTGGCGGTCCATGTCAGAACCCCAGGACGACGAGTGCGCCGAACACGAAGCCGGCGGCGCAGATCAGCATCAGGCCGGTGACGATGCGGTCGTAGGCGCGGAATTGGTTGCGGGTAGTGGCGCGCATGATCAGGCCCGATCAGAAGTTCCAGGCCTTGGCGCCGGCGGCCTTGGCGGCCTTCTTGGCGTCAGCCTTGCTGTCGAACAGCTGCTCGGACACGACGCCCTCAGAGAGCGACGGACCAGTGGTCAGGAACAGGCGGGCTTTCTTGCCAGGTGCGTTGTAGATGTGTGCGTACATCGGTTCTCTCCATCTGCGGCTCGGCGAGTGCTGAGCTCGGTTGCGATGGAGTAATCGTATAGCGTTTCGCTAAATTGCGTCAAGCATTATTTATAGCGATGCGCTAAATCTTTCGCTACACTGCTCCACAGCCCGAACTCGTCGGGCACGCCGAGCCGGCGTCAGGGCGAAAAAAAGCCCGCGCGTGCGGGCATGGGGGCTACGGAATTCTTCCCGTAAGTGCGGGATTGGCTTAGTGCGCGGGGGTTGGCGGCCGTGGGGCTGGGGCGGCGGGCGCTGGCACCGCGGTAGGAACAACAGCCGCTGGCGTAGATGCTGACGGTAACGGCTGAACGTTACGGGCCAACCAGAAAACCGCACCACACAGAAGCGCGGCTGTGCCAACGACCTTCCAGGTCTGAGCGTTGATCTCTTTATGTAGGTCGGCTATGACAGTCTTGATATCTTCCTTCGTCGCATAGTTCGACCGAATGACAGCCACGTCACGCTCGATGCTCACGATGCGCTCGACGGTCTTGCCAGCCAGCTCTTCCAGTTTTTTGACTCGCTCTTCCATGGGGTGATCATAGCCGCCACCCCCGCCGCCGTCAAACGTACTCCGACCAGTTTGATCGGAATCGCGCAAACGACGAATCTCATCATTAAAGTAACGCAGGTTTTCGGGATCGCGCTGCATTTATGCCTCCTCATCCAGTGCCGACAGCGCCTCACTCAGACTACTAAATTGCTTTTCGATGAGTTTAGACATGTCCTCTAGTGCCTGAACCAACGGCTCACGCTTTTCGCCTGCAGGGAATAACTTTCCAATCTCAATCATACAGCGCATCGCAGAAACGTTGAGCCTTTGCTGATCTACGCATGCTTGTTGAATTTTCGCAATCGTTTCGCTTTTCATTCTTTAGCCTCCACTCCCCGCGCAGCTGGCGGGGATTATTTTTATTGAATGCTCAGCGGACAGAGGTTGATTGAGTTAATCGTATTGACCACGCCGTTGCTGTAGCGGCAATACCGCAAGAATCCATTAACCGATTGGCTCTGCAGAAAACCGGTCATGCCGCCATTCGGAACTGGCGATGGGGCCGGCGCCAAAGTTCGGGGGGCGCTCGCCTGTAGTAACTGGGCGGCAGTGGCCAGGATGGCATTGGACCGCTGCTGCTCTCGCGCCTCGGTGCCGCGCTGCTCGATGGCTCGCTGTGCCTGCTCCGCATTCCTGGCGGCCTGGTCGGCGCTCGCCGCCTCTGCCTGAACCATCCGACGCCGATAGTCGAATTCGCTCTTGTCGATCTTCCCTGCCTCATAAAGCTCAGCATTGCGGATCAACCTATTCTCTCGCTCGAGCATTTCGCCAGAGGCATTCAGCGCAGCCAGTTTGCTAAAGATTTGCTTGTAGAAGTCAGACCATAGAAGCTTTCCGCTGTCCGCCAGCGGAGCATTTTGGGAAATATAATTGCCGAGGTCTTCAACGGTGGCCGAAGAGGTCTGTGCGGAGCATTCAAAAGCGCCCAGTGTGACCATAACTAAAAGCAGCCTTTTCATATTTATTGCCCTTATATATGAGTGCTTTCTTTGCGAACCACTTTACCGATAACGATGCACTCGGCGCCTTTGCATAACTGGCGGTGATACTTTCGCTGGTCTGAATTATCGGAAGTCAGCCACCACTGCCCGGCGTCACGCAGCATTCGCTTGACAACCGCCTCGCCCTCGTAATTGATGACATAGACAGCACCGGAGACCAGCTGCGTATCGCGCGTGTTCACGACGATCACGTCACCGTCGTACAAGGCCGGCTCCATGCTCTCACCGCGAACGGTGGTCGACACCAGCGCATCTTTGCTCAACCCTTCCCTCAGCATCCATTTCGTGGGCACGCCCTGGGTTTCGCCATCGTAGTGTTCCGGCTCCACCTGGAAGCCCGTGATGCCGGCCTGCACCTTGATCCTCACCCTCCGGATCTGCGTCATGCTCGGGTCGTCTTGGTCGGCCGCGTGTACGCGTTTAGCACCCGGCACCAAATCGAGAATATCTGCCCTCACGCCCGCGGCCTCTTGCGGCTCGCGGGAAACATCCATCCATCCAGGCTGCTCGCCAATTGCAGCCTCGATGCGACGCGCCATGTCATCGCCCATCGTCTTCGGCGTTCCCGACTTGCTATCCGGCGTACGGTTCTTGATCTGGCTCAGGTAGGCGGCCGACGTCTTCGCCTTTTCTGCGAGCTTTGCGGCCGAGCCTGATCGCTCTATCGCGATCAGGAGGTTTTGTCGGCGCACTTCGTCATTTGTTTGCATACGAGCATTAAATAGCATCGCGCTAAAGTTTGAAATATGCGATTCGCTATTGACGAGGTTTAGCGATTCGCTATACTCTGTCTTCATGGACATCAAAACTTACCTCTCTCAAGAGCGCGGCCGCCAAGCGGCGCTGGCCAAAGCGATCGGCGCGCATGCCCCAGATGTAAGCCGCTGGGCCGACGGAACCAGGCCGATCCCGGTCATCTACGGCGCGGCTATCGAGACCGCGACTGGTGGCTTGGTGACCCGGCGTGAAATGTTCCCCGACGACTGGCAGCGCATCTGGCCCGAGCTGGCCCCGCCCCACCCCGAATCCCAGCCGCAGTAACCCTGCGGCTTTTTCCATGCCTGAAAAGTTGCCCACAGGCAGTTGCACTAGCGCCACCCCGGCCAGTTGGCCGTCCTCGTAATCCGCACCACCAAGGAGAAACACCATGAGCCTCAACCCCGCAACCCGCACCGAAACCGTCGAGGTGCTGTTCAACCCAGCCGAGCTGTCCGGGCTGGACCGTATCTGCCAGGCCTTCGGGATGGCGCGCAGCACCTTCCTGCGCGGCCTGAGCAACAACGCCGTGCGCACGCATGGTATGGCGCCGCCGCCGGCCAAGGAATCCCGAGGATGTCCGGGTCCCGGTCGGATGGCCGGCCGGACGCGTGGCGTGAGCAACGGCCGGAGGCACCTTTAAAGGATTCCGGCTGCGCCATGAGCTGGTAACGAAATAGCCCAGGTTCGCCCGGGGCCAAGAGAAGGAAGTACAGGAATGACAACAACAACTGATTACGCGGCGACGAAGGTGATTGCGAAAGCATGCACCTGGTACGACCGTCGCAGGGCCGTGCAGGTCGCGCCGCCCAGCGAGAAGGCACGTGAGGCCGGACGGTACGAGCAGAGCGGGAACGAGTTGGCCGCGGCTGTCGAGCAGTACCGCCAAGGCGAGAAGACGGAGGACTGAATGGACCTCTCCATCCACCTCATCACCCCCGGCTACTGGCAAGGCCGCGGCGCCGAAGCGTTCGACCAGGGCCTCGGCATCGACGACCACGACCTCAACCCAGGTGTGCGCGCTATCGTCGACTGGCAGCTCGGGTATCGCCAGCGCGAGCGCGAGCGCGAAGTGCAGGAAGACCGCGCATGGGCCGTCCGTGAACTGGCGGAGGCGTGCCCGCCATGACGACCACCACCATCATCGAAGCGCCGGCCCGCCCGGTGCTGCGATACCACGGCGGCAAGTTCCGCCTGGCGCCGTGGATCCTGACCTTCTTCCCTCGCCATACCGTCTACGTCGAGCCCTTCGGCGGCGCCGCGTCCGTGCTGCTACAGAAGCCGCGCGTTGGCGCCGAGTGCTACAACGACCTGGACGGCGAAGTCGTCAACCTGTTCCGCATCATGCGTGACGCCGATCGCGCACTCGAGCTGCAGCGCCGCGTCGCACTCACGCCTTTCGCACGGGAAGAATTCAACTGGGCCTACGAGCCGCCGGTCGACGACATGGACCGGGCGCACAAGCTCGTCACCAAGGCCTTCCTGGGCTTCGGTAGCGACAGCGCCACCAGGCCGCACCGCACCGGATTCCGCTCGAGGATGACCGATGGCCGCGTGCTGCCGGCGATTGAGTACTCATCCTGGCCGAACGCCATCCCTTCGTTCACGCGTCGACTGCAGGGAGTACTTATCGAAAACTGCGACGCTGTCGAGATCATCCGCCGCATGGACACGGTCAACACCCTGATCTATGTGGATCCGCCGTACTGCCACAGCACCAGGGCAGCGAGCCGCGGCTACCGCCACGAGATGGACGATACCGCCCACCGAGCTCTGGCCGCCGCCTTGCACCAGGTCGAGAGCATGGTCGTGCTGTCCGGTTATCCGAGCGAACTGTACGACGACGAGTTGTATTCCGACTGGATCCGATACGAGCGCCGGCACAACGCCGACCACGGCAAAGCGTCGACGGAAGTCATCTGGCTGAACCCGGCCTGCGCCGCCGCGCTCGAGCAGCAGGCCGCGCAGGGAAGGATGTTCGAATGAATTTCTACAAACGCCACATCGGCGACTACATCAAGAAGGCCGGCCACCTGACGCTGCTCGAGCACGGCATCTACTCGCGCCTGATGGACGTCTACTACACCCGCGAAGCTGGGATCCCTGAGGACAAGGCAGCGCGGCTGATCGGCGCCAGATCGAAGGACGAACAGCAGGCGCTGGCCAGCGTGCTCGAAGAGTTCTTCGACCTGGTCGACGGCATGTGGATCCAGAACCGGTGCGAGGAAGAGATCGCGGCAGCAAGCGCACAAGCCGATGCAAACCGAAGCAATGGCAAAAAGGGCGGAAGGCCGAAGGGAAAGAAAACCGAAACGGAACCCAAAAATAACCCAGTGGGTTTTGATTCGGATAGCGAAAAAAACCTTAGCCAGACTCCAGACTCCAGACTCCAGACAAAAACAGACAACGACGACTCTACGGACGGTGGATACGCAACCCCGTCGTCGTCGCCATTGCCCGAGATCGAAGAACCGCCCGAGAGCAACGACCCGCCAATTGCCATGGCTGTCGCCCTGCGTAAGCTGGGTGTCGACGCCACCTTCACGCATCCCGCTGTGCTGGACTGGGTGAAGCGCGAGGTTCCGCCCGAAGTGCTGCAGGCTGCTGTCGTCCTGGCACGCGAGCAGAAGGGCCCGACCGCGAAGATCCCGCCGAACTACCTGGTGCCCATCGTCGAGAAGCTGCTCAATCCGCCGCAGGCAGTTTCGCCAGTGGCGTACCAGCCGCACCAGTCGAGCACGCCGATCGACATAAGGCGGCCGCAAAAGCCGCGAGGCCTGGAGCCGAAAGGCACCGACGAAAGCTACGACGAGTACCAGGATCGCATCGCCGCTGCCGAAGCCGCAAGGCGGAAGGCCATGGGCGCATGAACCGCGAGCACCTGCCCTGCAGCGCCTGCTTCAAGTTCGTCCCCGCGAAAACGGGATCGGGCCACTGCACCGGCTTCGACCGGCCAGCAGAGGCCGACGACAGGCCGTGCGTGCTGTTCGCCGAACAGGGCTCTTGGGAGACCAGGAAGGGGCAGATGCCCAGCACGGCGGGACAGCGGCCGAGACGTGAGCCGACCACCGCCTGAGACCATTTCGCGCGCGAGCGCACCACCGCAGCACCAACCTAAGGAGCAACATGAGCACCACCACTATCAAACCCACCGTCGGCCGCGTCGTCTGGTTCTACACGGCCACCGAGCAGCAGACCGCTGACTTCTCGCCGCCGGCCGCAGGGCAGCCCCTCGCAGCAATCGTGACAGCCGTGAAGGCGCCAGATTCCGTGAATTTGGCCGTGTTCGATGCCATGGGCTTCCAGCACGCGCGCATCAACGTGCTGCTGCTCCAGGAAGGCCAGGCCGCGCCCGAAGGCGGCTTCTACGCTACCTGGATGCCGTACCAGATCGGCCAGGCCAAGAAGGCCGAAGACCGCGAACACGATGCGAAGCAGCTGGCGGTTGCTGCTGACCGCGAGGCAGACGCCCGCCGCATGCGCGCTGGCATTCTCGACATGGCGCTGCGCACGCCGGGTCTGAACGGCTACGACGACGTCCTGAAAGCCGCCACCGCATACCACGCGCACATCGCTGGCCAGTTGGCTGAGCAGTGCCCACCACTCGGCGCTGCACATGCCGGTTACAGCACCATGCAGCCGCACCAGCAGCGCGTGGTCGACGAGAAGTGCGAACTGGACGCGCGCCTGGCGAAGCTGACCCCGTTCTTCAACACGCCGATCTTTGCCGGTTTGGGCCCGGACGAACAAATCCGTCTTGGTGACCAGGCGTACGCCATGCGTACCTATTCCGACATCCTCGGCCAGCGCATCGCCGCGTTCGCGCCAGCCTGACCACCACCCCGCCCGGCCAGCCCGGGCGGCTACGACAACGACAAGGAGAACCTGAGAGATGAACACGCCAACCGTCTACACCCCGGAGCAGATCCGCTCCGAACCGTTGTGCTGCGTGGCCAAGGGCCTGCCTGATGGTCGCTGGGTCGCTGCTCGCCCGCTGGCCTGGCAGGGCCTGAGCTTCCGCCGCCGCTTGCGTGCCGCATGGATGGTCTTCACCGGCCGCTGGGATGCGCTGCGCTGGGAGGGCCAATAGCCATGATGACCACCTTCACCATCCCCGGCCAGCCGGTAGCCAAGGGCCGCCCCAAGTTCGCGCGCCGCGGTGCGCACGTGGTCGCCTACACGCCGGCCAAGACCGCCAGCTACGAGAACCTGGTCAAGCTGGCCGCGACCACGGCCATGTGCGGCGTGCAGCCGACGGCCCGCCCGGTCGCTTTGTCGGTGACGCTGAACCTGCAGGTGCCGGCCAGCTGGTCGAAGAAGCGCCGCGCGGCCGCTGTCGCCGGATCGATCTGCGCCACCAAGAAGCCCGACGCCGACAACGTGCTCAAGGGGATCAAGGACGGCTGCAACGGCATCGTGTGGGGCGATGACGCCCAGGTCGTGCGCATCACGCTCGACAAGCGCTACGCCGAGGTGCCGTGTGCGGTGGTGCACGTGATCGAGGTTGCTGGGGAGGCAGCGTGATGATCACCCTGGCCGCGCTGATCTGCGCCACCATCCTTGGCCTATGGGGCTGGGGCCTGCACCGGTTCGCCATCTACTGCGGCCGCCGCGCTGCGCAGGCTGAGGCGCCCTACGAATTCTTCACGCCTGCAGCTGACCGATGGCTTGCCGTCCTGCTGGTGGTCATGGTGGGCGCCATGATGATTGCCCTGATCCTGTGCATCATCTTGCTACGCATGGTCGGAGGGCTCGCGCCTTGACCGAACGCCGCGACATCGGCTCGCGCCTGGAGAACTGGGCGCGCGTCTACCAGGACAGGCCGCGCCAGGGTATCAGCCCGACGGCCGCCTACTGCGACCAGCTGCGCCGCGAGGCCCTGGGCGATACCTCGGCGTCGCCGGAGCGCCGGAAGATCGATGAGGAAGACGCGCATCGCATCGAGCGCGGCATGCGCGAGCTGGAGACCAAGCACCGGCTTCTGCTGTACTGGTGCTACGTGCGCCAGGCCATGCCCGAGGTCGTCTGCAGGAAATGCAGCATCGCGCACCGGCCGGCGACCATCTTCATCGATATGTTCCGGGCTGCTCAGCGTGCAATTGAAACTGTCGTCGAGCAACAACAAGGAAGCCGTGTTAGCATTTCTTTACCGCAATGAGCGGCTATTCCAACGATAACAGGAGAAAACAATGGACAACACTAACGGCGGCGGCCCAGCCTTCCCGACTAACACGCGCACAGAACTCCGCCCGGTGATGAGCAACGCCGGCGGGAACTATGAACACAGGATTCCAGCTACTGATGGAATGACTCTGCGCGATTACTTCGCTGCACATATCGTTGGCGGAGTTGTAGCCGACTCGAACGTCCAGGTATCGCCAGCCTCGTATGACGAAATCGCACAGAATTGCTACGCCCTCGCGGATGCTTTGCTTAAGGCCCGCGGTTAAACAATTTCTTGACAGCACGAAATCCCGGCGGTAAATTCCTGTTCACAACTTATTTCCGTCGATCATGACGTGCGCGGTTGCCTGAAGGCAGCCCGCGGCGTGAGCGAATCTCGAAGCCCCGCTCAGCAATGATGCGGGGCTTTCTCGTTTCAGGAGATCACGCCACCTAACCAATTCACATAAGGCGAATATATTTCACCTGAGCGGGGTCGACAATGTAGTGGTTCGCCGCCGTTTTCACAGAATAAAAGCCGGTATGGGTGCCCCCGCTGGGAGTGCCGAGCGGATGCAGGATTGGCAGAATCTCGCCGGTCACGGCTTTTCCGCCGTCGAGAGTCAGTTCTATCTTCTTTCCGAACGATAGCGCGGCGGCAATAACGTCATTCATTGAAGTCTCCTCGGATTTTTGTTGGCAGATGGCTCCCCAAAGTTGGGGGCCAGCTGAAGCATACTGACTTTTTGTTGTCTTTGCAGCAATTTTATGCCGCCCTGTGGTCATTGATGACGCGGGGCTTTTTGCTTTCCGCTCCCAGGAGAATCCCATGTTCACTCGCATTCGCCGCTGGGGCGCAGCCGCGCTCGCTGCCGCCGTCGCCCTCGCCTCCTGTGGCGCGCCCGCCATGGCCACCCAGCCGCAGATCGTCCAGGCGCCAGCCAAGGCCAGCAAGCCGGGCAAGCGCGGGCTGTTCAACGACTTGGTGCTGCCGACTTCGGCCAGCCGCTACGGCAGCAAGGGCGCCGGCGTCACGATGGCCCAGCAGCAGCGCACCGCAGCCAAGAAGCGCTGCGTCGCGCGGAACCGCCGGCACCACCGCTAACCACCGAGCACCTGGTGCGCAGCGCCGCGGCCCTTGAATGGTTTGCCGTAGCGCGCCTCACCTGCCGACTGGCCGGACGTAAGCGGCCCCGAATTCCCGTGTCTCCCCACATCCGTTCTCACTATTGCGCGGATGTGGTTTGCCCGCCTCGCGCGGGCCTTTTTATTCCCAGGCCTATGTCGCAGACCACCTACACCCCCGAACTGGCCGCCAAGTTCTGCGCCGCCATCGCGGAAGGCGGTTCCCTGCGCGCCGTGTGCGCCAAGGCCGGCATGCCCAGCAAGGCAACCGTGTTCCGCTGGCTGCGGGAGCAGCCCGAGTTCGTGAAGCTCTACGAGCAGGCCACCGACGACCGCGCAGACTGGCACGTCGAGGAGATCATCGAAATCGCCGATAAGTGTGCGGTCGACAAGGACGCCGTGGCCAAGGCCAAGCTACGGATCTACGCGCGCATCGAGGCCGTGCAGAAGATGAAGCCGCGGAAGTATGGCAGCAAGGTGCAGCTGACCGGCGACGGCGGCGGCGCGATTGACATGAACTGGCAGATCGACTTCGTGAAGCCCCGAGATGAAGGTTGAATTTCCCGAAAAGCTCCAGTTTCTGCTCACCAAGAAGGCGCGCTATAAGGGCGCCAAGGGTGGCCGGGGCAGTGGCAAGTCTTGGAGCGCCGCCAAGGCGCTGCTGATCCTGGGCTCAACCACCAAGCTGCGCATCCTGTGCACTCGCGAGGTGCAGAAGTCGATCAAGCAGTCGGTGCACAAGCTGCTGAAGGACCAGATCGAGGCGCTGGGCCTGACCCGGTTCTACCAGGTGCTGGAAACCGAGATCCGCGGGCGCAACGGCACGGAGTTCAGCTTCTCAGGCCTGTCCGAGCAGACCGTCGACTCGATCAAGTCGTTCGAGGGCTGCGACATCGTTTGGGTCGAGGAAGCCCAATCCGTGAGCAAGCGGTCCTGGGCCGTGCTGATCCCGACGATCCGTAAGCCCGGCTCCGAGATCTGGATCACCTTCAACCCTGAGCTCGACACGGACGAAACCTACGACCGGTTCATCACGAACCAGCCCGAGGACGCCGTCATCGTCGACATGAATTACATGGACAACCCATGGTTCCCAGACGTGCTGGAGAAGGAGCGGTTGCACGCCAAGGCGACGCTGCCCGAAGCTGAATACATGAACATCTGGGAAGGCAAGTGCAAGCCGGCGGTCACTGGCGCGATCTACTACGACGAGGTGACCAAGGCCACCGAGGAAAAGCGGATCTGCAACGTGCCGTACGACCCGCTGCTCAAGGTGCACGTCATCTTCGACCTGGGCTGGAACGATGCGATGTCGATCAGCCTGGTGCAGAAGCATGCGTCCGAGCTGCGCATCATCGAGAACATCGAGGACAGCCACAAGACGCTCGACCACTACTCGGCCCTGCTGAAGGGGAAGAACCTGAACTGGGGCACGCTGTTCCTGCCGCACGATGGTCGGCACAAGGACTTCAAGACCGGGAAGAGCGCGGAAGAGATCATGCAGGCGCTCGGCTGGACGGTCGCGATCACGCCGAACATGAGCGTCGAGGACGGCATCCGGCTGACCCGCATGGCCTTCCCGCGCATCTATTTCGACAAGACGAAGTCCGCGCGCCTGGTGCAGTGCGCCAAGCGGTACCGGCGCAACATCAACAAGCAGACGCAGGAGGCCGGCGCGCCGCTGCACGACGAGTGGAGCCACGGCGCCGACAACCTGCGCTACATCGCCATCAATGCGGAAGCGATGAACAACGAGGACTGGGGCGGAAAGCTGTCCTATCCGACCCTGGGCTACGCATAACGATTAACGAAAGAACATGGGCAACGTCGTGAGACGCCCCCATCCAACATGGCAAAGATCCCACTTACCGATGACCAGCTGCGCGTGCTGATCGACACCGAGCTGCGCCAGTCATACGGCTACGGCTCAGGCAAGCTCGAGCAGCAGCGCCGGCGCGCAGAATACTTCTTCCTGGCGGAGGCCAAGGAAGAGCTGGCGCCGCCGGCGATCGAAGGCCGCTCCAAGGTCGTCGACACTACCGTGCGCAACACCGTCCTCGGTATGGAGGGGCCGCTGCTCAAGACCTTCTACGGGTCGGACAACATCTTCGAGTTCGAAGAGACCAAGCCGGAGGACGCACCGAAGGCCAAGCTGATCTCGGAATACGTCAACCACGTGTTCCGCCGCGTGAACCCGGGCTACACAATCACGACCACCTGGATTCGCGAGGCGCTGCTGCAGAAGCGCGGTATCGTCAAGGTGTGGTGGGATCCTTCCGACATCGAGTCGCGCGAGGATTACACCGGCCAGACCATCGAGCAGGTTGCCCTGCTGATGGACGACAAGGAGCTCGACATCATCGAGCAGGAGTCGTATCCGGACGAGGACGCGGCCAAGCAGCAGCAGTCGATGTTGCAGCAGATGGAACAGCAGCTGGCCCAGATGGCGCAGGCCGCCCAAGCCAACCCGCAGGCCGCGCAGCCGCTCCAAGCGGCGCAGGCCCAGTACGAGCAGGCCAAGGCCCAGCCGGCGCCGCAACTCTACGACGTCAGCTTCAAGCGCACCAAGTCGGGCGGCCGCATCCGCATCGAGAACGTGCCGCCCGAAGAATTCTTGATTTCCAAGCGCGCAAAGAGCATCGCCGAATCGCCCTTCACCGCGCACCGCTTCAAGCGGACCATCGCCGAGCTGAAGGCGGACGGCTACACCCTGCCCGACCCGCTGCCCAGCGACGACGCAGGCGCGCAGTTCAGCATGGAGCGCGTCGAGCGCTTGGATTACGTCGACTACGACGCCTACGCCCAGGACACGAACGACAGCAGCATCGACCCGGCCCAGCGCACGGTGTGGGTCGTCGAAGCCTACCTGCAGTGCGACTACGACGGCGACGGCCTGCTGGAATGGCGCAAGGTGGTCAAGTGCGGCAACGTGACCCTGGCGAATGATGAGTTCGATGGTGCCCCCTTCGTGGCGCTGGGTTCGATTCCCCTGCCCCACGTGTTCTACGGCATTTGCCCGGGCGACCTGGCGATCGAGCCGCAGAAGATCAAGACCAGCCTGAAGCGCGCGGCGCTGGACAACCAGTACCTGCAGGCGAACGGCCGCTATTTCGCGGTCGAGGGCCAAGTGAACCTTGACGACCTGCTCAACTCGCGCCCGGGTGGCATCGTCCGTATCAAGAACCAGGGCGCGGTCGGCCGGCTCGACCAGGCCACAGGCGACGTCGCCGGCACGATGCAGATGTTGGAAGCCGAGGAGCGCGACGCCGAGGAAGCCACCGGCTGGACGCGGCAAAGCCAGGGCGGGAACGGCCTGCAGCTCTCGCAGACCGCGACGCAGGCCAACATCATCACCAACCGGGCCGACTCGCGCGTCGAGACGATCAGCCGCTACATGGCCGAAACCGGCTTCACGGAGCTGGGCCTGATGATCTTCAAGCTGGTGCAGCGCTACCAGAAGAAGGCCGAGATGGTGAAGCTGGGCGGCCAATGGGTAAACATCGACCCTCGCGAATGGCATACCGGCTTCTCGCTGAACATCAACGTCGGCCTCGGCACCGGCAACAAGGATCAGCTGGTGTCGCATCTGATGGCCCTGAAGCAGCAGCAGATGCTGGCCCTGCAAACCGGTCACGCGACGCCGGAGAACCTCTACAACGCTGACCGCAAGCTGGCCAACGCGCTGGGCTTCAAGAACGGTGACGAGTTCTTCACCGATCCGAAGCAGATGCCGGCGAAGCCGCCGCAGCAGGATCCGGCCATCGCGAAAGCGGAAGCCGACCAGCAGTCGCACATGGCTGAGCTCCAGTTCAAGGCGCACCAGGGCGAGGCGGACCGCCAGCACACGGCGCAGGTCGAGCAGATCAAGGCGCAGTTGCAAATGCAGGTCGACCGCAACCGACAGGAAGCCGAGGCTCAGCAGCACGCGCTGAAGGTGCAGTACGACGCCCATCTGGCCGAGCTGCAGGAGCAAAACCGCCATGCCCAGGAGGCGGCCCGCATCGAGCTGGAGCGCTGGAAGGCGCAACTGGCCTCCGACACCGCGATCTTCATCGCGCAACTGAACAACCAGGCGAAGACCGATGCGGCCCAACTGGCGGCCGATCGGGCAGCGCAAACCGTAACGGAGCCTACCGATGGCAACGCTTGACCAACGAGCACGCGAGGGCGACGAGGCGCGCCAAGTCCTCGACAACCCCGCATTTGAGCGCGCATTCAACTTGATCGAAAAGGAGCATGTAGAAGCATGGCTAAACTCCCCCGCAAGGGACCCGCAGGGCCGGGAAACCCTCTGGATGACAGTAAAACTGCTGCACAAGCTGCGCGCAACGCTGGAGGCGTCGATGATGGACGGGAAGCTGGCGAACGTGGAGCTGGAGCATCAGGAGCAGATCCTGGCGCAGGAGCGCCGGCAAGGCCTGGCTGTGGATGGGATGAGCTGATCGCGGCTGCGCGCGCTGAAGAGCGCGTCGTTACACGCGTCTTCCACCCGGCGCCCGAAGGCGAACTGCTTCACCTGGCCAACGGCGTGCACGCGCACGTCGAGACCGGCCCCGCCGGCTACCAGCTCTCCAGCGGCGACATCATCAACCTCTAATCCTGGACACGCCGCGAGGCACCCAGAAAGGCAACTATGCACCCGAAATACTGGACGCGTCCGCGCGTCATGGCTCCGTTCGAGAGCGAAGGCTCCGCCGGCGGCGGCTCGACCGATTCAATGGTCGATGCGTTCGCCGCGCACTTCGAAGGCAGCTCCGGCGCCGACGACGATCAGCAGGCGCCTGCGCCGGCCGCCGAGTCGCAGGAAGATGCGGTGGCGCGCCTGGCCGCCGAGGATGCCGCAGCAGCGGCCGCCGGCGACGGCAAGACCGATCCGGCCGAGCCGGCCGAGACCGATCCGAACGCGGCGCCCGCGCCCGAGAAGTTCACCATCGACGTGGATGGCAAGCCGGTCGAGCTGACGGCCGCCGAAATGGCCGAGCACTACAAGGCCGGCTTGCGTCAGGCCGACTACACCAAGAAAACCACCGAAGTGGCCGAAACACGCAAGGCTGCCGAGACCCAGCATGCCGAGGCGCGCGCCCAGCGTGACCAGTACGCTGCCAAGCTCGAAGGGCTCGTCGGACAGGCTAACCATGAAGTGAACTCGCTCCGTGCCCAGCTCACGGACGAACTGCTGCAATCGGATCCTGTTGCATTCCTGCAGATTCAACGCACCGCGGAGACGCGACAAGCTGCGATTCAGCAGGCCGAGCAGGAGCTGCAGCAGATCCACGGTCAACGCCAGCACGAGCAGGCGGCCGCACTGAAGTCCCACCTGGAAGCGCAGCACCAAGCCCTGCTTGACAAGCTGCCCGACTGGAAGGACCCGGTGAAGGCCGAAGCCGAGGCGGCGAAGATCAAGAACTACCTGGCCGCCGAAGGCTTCAGGCCCGAGGAAATGCAGTTCACCGACCACCGCGGCATCCTGCTGGCCAGCAAGGCCATGCAATACGACGCGCTGATGGCGCGCGTGAAGGACGCGCAGTCGACGGTGGCAAAAGCGCCGCCGAGGGTTGCGCGCACCGGCACGCCCTCGGTTGCGCCGACCGATGGCCGAACCGCGGCGATGCGCCAGTTGACCGCAACCGGCTCGCGCGACGCCGCGGCCGCAATCTTTGCCGAGATATACGGCTAAACCCCTTCCTTTTCATACGCCGTGAGGCGATAGGAGAACACCATGGCAGCACCTACCAATACCTACGCGTCGACGGCCGCCACCGGCAACCGCGAAGATCTGACGGACATGATCTACCGCATCACCCCGACCGACACCCCGTTCATGTCCATGATCGGCAAAGGTAAGGCGACGTCGACGAAGCACGAATGGCAAACCCAGGCCCTGGCCGTGCCGAGCAACAACGCAGCGGCCGAAGGCGACGATGCCGCCAACGCGGTCGTCACCCCAACCGTCCGCCTGAACAACTACACGCAGATCTCCACCAAGACCGTCGGCGTGTCGGGTACCCAGGAAGCCACCGTTTCCGCCGGCCGTAAATCGGAAATCGGCTACCAGATGATGCTGAAGTCGCTGGAGCTGCGCAACGACATGGAAGTCGGCCTGACCCAGAACGGCGTGGCCGTGACCGGCGCCACCCGCCAGACGCGCGGCCTGGTCGGCTTCCTGGGCGACAACGTCGACTCCGGCGCCGGCTACGTGGCCCCGAACTACACCACCAACGTGGCGCAGACCGACGGCGCCCAAGCAGCTTTCACCGAAGCGCGCCTGAAAAACGTGCTGCAGAAGGTCTATACCGCCGGCGGCAACCCGTCCGTCATCATGCTGCCGCCGCTGGCCAAGCAGACCTTCTCGACCTTCACTGGCGGCAGCACCCGCATGGACAAGGCCGAGGACAAGAAGGTCGTGGCCGCCACCGACGTCTACGTGTCTGACTTCGGCGACCTGAAGGCCGTCCCGAACCGCCGCATGCGTACCCGCGACGTGGCGGTCCTGCAGCCGGATATGTGGTCGGTCGCCTACCTGCGTCCGTTCGCCACGAAAGACCTGGCCGTGACCGGCGACTCGAGCCGCAAGCAGATCGTGGTCGAGTACACGCTGGAAGCGAAGAACCCGGCCGCCAACGGCGGCGTGGTCGACATCCTGTAGTCGTTGTAACCACCGGGCCGGGGAGCAATCCCCGGCTCTCCCCTCAAGGGCATCTATGAACACGACCATCCTCAAGACGGGCGTCAACATCGCCACGTCCGCCGCTTCGGCAAACTCGCCGCTGCCCACCGCTTCGTCAAGCGAAATCCCGCGCTACGTGCGCATTTCCGCCTCCGTCGCTGCTCACGTGCGCCTGGGCGTGGCTGGCGCCGTCGCCCTTGCCACCGACATGATGGTCCAGCCGGGCGACGCCATCACCGTCGTCGTGCCGCGCGGGATTACCACGGTGGCCGCGATCCAGGACAGCGCCGCCGGCACCGTCAATATCGTCCCGCTGGAGGACTGCTGATGAACCCGGTGCTCGCCGCCCGCCTGGGCCGCCGCGCCGCGCACGGCCATGTGCAGACCACCTTCGCCGAGCACGACGGGAAGATTTTCGTCGGACAGAGCCAAGATTGCACGCCGATCGCGGAGCGGGCCAAGCACCTGCACAACGCCGGCCTGCACGGCTCCAGCGACATGAAGCACGCGGCCACGATCCCCGATGTGATCCTCGAAAAGTACATGAACGAGCACCGCGTCACCTACGCGGAGCTGATGAGCAACCCGGAGCACTTCCGCCGCATCTGTAACGATCCGGACAACAAGATGTTCCGCATCTGGCCCGGGAGGCTGTGATGGCGGGCCGCGACTACACCTGGCTCCAGACGAAGGTGGCGCGCTGGCTCCGGCGCAGCGATCTGGCGGCCGACATTCCCGACTTCATCATGTTTGCCGAGAAGCGTATCAGCAGCGATCTCGATGCGCGTCTGCAAAACGTGGTGGCGACGTTTCCGACCACAGCTGGCCTCGCGACAATACAGCTGCCGGACGACCTGAATGGCATCCGATCACTGTCGATCCCGGCCTTCGGAAAGGTCACGTTCATGACGCCCGAGGCGCTCGAGGCCCGCTACACGGACCAGACCACCGGCGTCCCGCGCAATTACGCGATCGAAGGCGGCGTACTCAAGCTCGGCCCGATTCCGGACGCCGTCTATGCCATGAGCTGCGTGTACCGGGCCGAGATCCCGCCGCTGGCCGACGCCGTCGGCGGCGTGAACTGGCTGATCACCGAACACCCCGAGGTCTACCTTGCGGCGGCGCTTTCCGAAGGCTTCACGGCCCTCCGGGACACTGCCAACCTGCAAGTCTGGGAAGGCAAATATCGCGCAGCGTTCGACGCGCTCAACAAAAACGACTGGAACAGCAGCGGCACGCTGGCGGTGCGCGCCGATTCCAGGACACCGTAAAGGAAGAACATGGGACTCGAATCCACCGTCACCGATATCGATGACCTGAACCCGGCGTGGCCGGCGCCAGCGGACGCGAAATCCGACGGCGACGACCACATCCGCGAATTGAAGAAGGCGCTGCTGAACGACTTCGCCGGCTACACGGGCGCGATCGCCTGCACCGGAACCGACGGCGGCGCCGCGAATGCATACACGATCACGCCGCAGAACGCCCTGCCGGCATACGGCCTGCGAATGAACGTGGTGTTCTCGCCTACCGTGGCGAACACTGGCGCGAGCACGCTGAACGTCTCCGGCCTGGGCGCGAAGCTGCTGCGCGCGGTCGACGGCGCCGAACTGGTGCTGGGCGACCTGGCGGTCGGCACCGTCTACGCCGCGTGCTACAACGGCGCGGAGTTCCGTCTGCTGTCGGTGACCAAGCAGTACCTCGACCAGAAGGCATTCGCCACCGCGTTGCCGGCCCAGTCCCTCGGCTTCATGCGGTCGGACGGCGCGGTCGCTGGGTTCACTGTGACCCATACCGGTTATGCCCAGAACGAGGTCAAGGGCGCCGATATCGCATCGGCTGCCACGATCAACCTGACGACCGCCACCGGCAACCTGCTGCACGTGACCGGCACCACCACGATTACCGCGATCACCATCCCGTCCGGCGCTGAGCGCGAGGTGGTGTTCGATGGCGCGCTGACGCTGACCAACGGCGCGAGCCTGATCCTGCCGACCGGGGCCAACATCGTGACCGCAGCCGGCGACACCATGCGCGTGCGCGGCGACGGTGCTGGCGTGGCGCGGGTTGTCGATTACTGCCGCGCGAACGGTAGCGCCCTGATGCGCCCCGCGATGCTGCTGGTGGCCGGTCCGCTCACTCCGGGCGTCGCGGCCAACATCGACTTCCTCAACGTCTGCAGTAGCAAATACGACGAATACCTGGTGCAGATCGACGGCGTCACTTCGACGGCCGCTGATTTGCTTGCATTGCGATTTGCAATTGCCGGCGTGGTCGATGCTGGTACGAATTACCAATACTGCGCGCTGGATACCCCGTCTGTCGGCCAGAGCAACGTCAGTGGAATTGTCATCGCTGCGCCATCCACCTCGGGCGCCCCGATTTCTGCGACGGTACGCATCTCAGGAGTGAATGCGGCGATCGCGAACTTCAAAGCAGTAAATTCCCTGTCGTTTGCTTCTGGCACCCCCACGGCGCAAGGTTTAGCGGGCACGCACCAGGCCGCTAACGTCGCGTCTGGTTTCCGCCTGTATTGGCGCAACGGGGCCAATTTCAACGCTGCAGGCACTATCAAAGTCTACGGAGTCGTGAACTCATGATCGACAAAATTTGCTACTGGGACGCCGCGACGCTGTCGCAGAAAGAGCGCGACGCCACTCCGGAGGAGCAGGCTGAGATCGATGCGCGCCGCGCGGCCGCTGCTTCTCCAGTCGTCCCCGAGCGCGTCCCCATGCTCAACGCGCACCTGGTGCTGATCGACGCCGGGTGGATGGAAGGGGTGCAAGCCTACCTTGACGCCCTGCCCGGGCCTGACGGCGCCAAGGCGCGCGCCTACTTCGTCCAGGCGTTGACGATGGAACGCCAGCATCCTCTGGTACTGGGCATTCCCGCGGCGCTAGGCAAGACGGAGGCCGACGTCGACCAGCTGTTCACCGCAGCCGGGGCCCTGAATGTCTAAGATCTCCATCCCCAACGCCGGTGCCCTCGGCGTCATCAAGGACCGTCCGGCCTACGAGCTGCCGCTGGGCGCGTGGTCGGGTGCGCGGAATACCCGCTTCCTCGACGGCGCCGCGCTGCAGTTCGTCGGCCATGGCGAGGTCTACGGCGCGCCGCTGGCGGCGCCGCAGTACGTGCTGCAGGCGAACGTCGCTGGCGCCCGCTACTGGCTGTACGCGACGTCCGCCAAGCAGGTGGCGGTAACCAATGCCAGCGGCGCGTCGGCGCACACGGACATCAGCCACGCCACAGCGCGCGCCGGTACCATCAACGCCTGGAGCGGCTTCGTGTTCGGCGGCGTCCCGGTGCTGAACGCCGGCGACGGCAAGGCGCCGATGTACTGGAACCAGAACCTCGGCACGAAGTTCGTGGACCTGACAGCCTGGCCGGCGAACACGTCGTGCAAGGTGCTGCGCCAGTACAAGAACATGATGATCGCCCTGAACGTCACGAAGGTGGGCACGCCCTACCCGTTCATGGTCAAGTGGTCGAATCTGGCCGTAGCCGGCGCCTTGCCCTCGACCTGGGATCCGAGCGACGCCACCCAGGATGCCGGCGAGTTCGACCTCGCTGAAGGGCAGGATCCGATCGTGGACGGTCTGGGCCTGAAGGACAGCTTCATCGTCTACAAGGAGAGCAGCACCTGGGCGCTCGACTACATCGGCGGGCAGTTCATCCTGAAGAGCCGCAAGGTGTCGGGCATGAGCGGTCTGCTGAACATGGGCTGCGCGGCGGAGTTCGAAGCCGGCTTTGGCACGATGCACTTTGCCGTGACCGGCTCGGATGTCGTAATCCACGACGGCTTTACCGCCAAGTCGGTGCTGGACAAGAAGGCGCGCCGGTTCCTCTTCCAAAACCTGGACGTCGCCAACAAGGGGCTGGCCTTCTGCTTCAAGAACCCGTTCCTGAACGAGATCTGCATTGCCTACCCGAGTATCGGCGCGACTTGGTGCGACACGGCCCTTGTCTACAACTATGTCGACGACACGGTCAGCTTCCGCAGCCTGCCGAACGTCACGCACGCGGCCGCCGGCCCGGTCGACAACAGCCTGTCGGGCAACTGGTCGCAGGACTCGGCGCCGTGGGATTCCGACCTGACGGCATGGAACGGCCCGGACTTCACTCCAGACCGCTCGCGCGTGATGATGGGCAGTGCCGACAACAAGCTGTATCTGCTGGACGCCTCAGCCTCGTTCAACGGCGCGCTGCCGGATGCCTACCTCGAGCGCACTGGCATGCACTTCGACGCGCCCGAGCGCATCAAGATGATCGCCGGCGTGCTCCCGCGGATCAGCGGCAACGACGGCGGCACGGTGCTGGTGCGCCTGGGCTGGGCCGAACACCCAGGCGACGACCCGGCATGGCTGGACGCGATGACGTACACGATCGGCTCGACGCTGCGGTGCGACGGCTTCGCCACCGGGCGCTACTTGGCCATCAGGTTCGAGACCGGTACAGCCTTCAGCTGGCGCCTGGACAGCTTTGATCTCGAAGTCGAAGACGCGGGGGCCTACTGATGCGCCAGACGAACAGCAGCACGGCCAGCTACCAGCCCGGCGACCCGCCGGCCGATCCCGCGCAGCTCCAGCGCTTCCTGCGCGAGGAATTGGTACGGCTGAAGGCTGCGATCGACGCCGTGGCCGACGGATTTGCGCCGGTCGTATACGCGCCGCCGGCCAAGCCGCGCACTGGGATGCTTCGCAATGCCGACGGCACGCAATGGAACCCCGGCAGCGGCGCCGGCCTGTACCGCCATGACGGCACGAAGTGGAACTATTTGGGGTAAGGCACGACATGGAACAGTCAAACTTTAAGCCGCGCTCGGCGATCAGCCCAGCGGCTGTGCGCTACGCCATTCGCGCCACGTCGCGCCCGGCAACCTGCCTCGATCGGAATCGTGTGCTCGCGCTCGAGGAGGCAATCCGGCGCGACCTCGACCCGGTCGAGATGCCGGTTCAGCATCACTTTTCGCATGGTGTCTACGGACGCGAGTTGTTCATTCCGGCCGGAACCGTCCTCACCGGGAAAATCCACAAGCTCGACAACCTAAATATTCTGCTCGAAGGCGAGTTGCTGGTGCTGACCGACCAGGGTGTGAAGCACGTCAAGGCCGGCCACGTCGAGGTCTCGCCGCCCGGCACTAAGCGCGCGGCCTACGCGCTAACCGACACGCGGTGGCTGACGGTACACGGCACACACAAGACTGATGTCGACGACATCGAAGCCGAATTCGTCGCCCAGACGGAGCAAGAATTTCTTGAATTTTGCGGCGATCAACTCAAATTGAAAGGGAAATAACTATGGCTTGGGCTGTCATCGGAGGTGCAGTTATCGGTGCTGGTGGGGCTTACCTGTCCAGCAAAAATATGGCGAAAGCCGCGGAGGCCGGCTCAAACCAGAGCGGCACCCAGAACGGCACCCAGACAACGACGCTCGACCCAGCGATCGCGAAGCTGCTGGGCACCAGCGGGAGCGGCGGAATCCTGGGCAGCCTCGGCAACATGGCGAATGGCGGCTCGAACCTGTCCGGCATCGGCAACAGCTTCCTGAACGCCAACGGGACCCAGATCCTCAACAACGGATATGCGACGACAAACTCGCTGGCAAACGACCAGTACGGCGCACCGACGATGCAGGCGGCGCAGGTCAACGCGCCGTCGCAGAACAACGTGGACCTGACACCGACGTTCCAGAATCTGCTGGGCGGCGGCGACACTTCGGCGTTGCTGAAATCTCTGCAGGACGGAAATGCGCTGACGAACGCACAGTTCGCGCAAAATACCGGGAACGTAACGGACAGCCTCTTGAAGACGGTCATGCCCGGCATTCGAAGCAACAGCGTGCTCGCCGGCCAGTACGGCGGCTCCCGTCAGGGCATCGCCGAGGGCAACGCGATCAGCGACTACACGAAGCAACTCACCAACGGGGCTACGCAGGTCGGACTGGCGAACAGCGCGAATACCTCTGGGCAGCTCGCCAACGCCTACGAGAGCGGCCAAAGCCGCGCCCTGTCGGCGGCACAGGGCCTGAGCGCGCAGCAGTACGGCGTCGCGCAGCAGGATGCCGCGGCGCGCCAGGCTGCAGACATTGCGAACATGGGCTCGACGAACTCCACGAACGCGCTGAACGCTTCGAAGATGGCAAACGGTGTCCAGCTGCAGCAGGGCCTGCTGGGCGCGGCCAACGGCTATGGCAATTCGGACTTGAGTCGCCTCGGTATTCAGTCGAGCATCCTTGCGCCGTTCCTCGGGGCAGGCGCGACGACGACGACCAACAACCAGACGACTGGCAACGTCACACAGCCGCTGTACCAGAACACGGGCGGCAACATGCTTGGCGGCGCAATGATGGGCGGCCAGCTGGCAGGGCTGCTGGGCGGGACCAATTTCAACGCCATCCGAAACACCGACAACTACGGGACGAATATCGGCAACAGCAACGTCTTCAACGTGCCGAGCTCGGTTGGCAATTTCTCACTCTAAGGATCGACCATGCCAGGATTACTCGACCTCTTCACCGGCGGCAGCGACCCCGCCCAACAGCAGGGGCTGCTGGCAGCCGCAGCGCAAATCCTGCAGGCCAGCGGCCCGTCGCGCATGCCCACCAGCTTCGGCCAGATTGTCGGTCAGGGCCTGGGAGCTTACCAGCAGGGTCAGCAGGGGGCGCAGGACCGCCAGCAGCAGCAGGCGCTGTACGGCCTGAAAATGCGCGAGCTGCAGGGGGAGCTGGACGACAAGGACAAGGCCCGCCAGGACGCGCTGGCGGCGCAGGACTGGATCCGTGCCCACAACACCCCCAGCCAGCCGGACGCTACCGCGCCGGCGCGCGCCGTACTTGGCAACGACATGGCACCCACGGTTGCCAATGCAGCCAAGCTGGACTCCGCATGGGGTCGGTCTGCGCCGCCTTCAGCAGCGCAGCCAGCTGTGACTGACGCGTACACGCAGCGGATGAACATGGCGCAGGCAATGCGTGCGAGCGGCATCCCGTCCTTGGTCCTGCAGGCGAATGCCCTGGAGGAGCACGCGCTGAAGTTCAAGCCCGAGTTCTCGCAGGCGCCGCAGGTCGGGCGCGATACAAACGGGAACCTGGTCAACTACGTGCTGGACAAGGACGGCAACCCGAAGATCATTGCGGGTCTGGGCGTGAAACCGGAAATGACCGAGGTTGACCTGGGTGGCGCGAAGCAGTTTGTGGACAAGAACCGCGTGACCCCAGGTCAGACCTTCGCCAAGACCATGACGTTCGCCGATCGCCAGTCGGCTGCCCGCCTGGCCTTCGACAAGGAGCAGGCCAGCGGCAACCAGGATGCGGTGATGGACCCGCTCGCCGTCCGCATGACCGCGCAGCAGTACCTGGCCGGCGATGCATCGGCACTGCAGAACTTCGGCCGCGGCGCGCAGGGGGCGGCGAACCTCAACGCCGTCCGGCTTGAGATCGCGAAACAGGCGAACGCGGCAGGACTGAATGGCGCCGACATCGCCGCCAAGATGGCCGAATTCGGCGGCACGAAGGCGGGCCAGCGCACGGCAGCGACGCGCAGTGCTGGTATCGAGATCGCGGCCAACGAGGTGGCGCAGCTGGCGCCGCTCGCGCTGGATGCATCCTCGAAGGTCGCGCGCAGCAGCCTCCTCCCGTTCGGCAAAGCGCAGGTCATGTTCGATGCCAACACCAACGACCCGAACCTCCGCCAGTTCGCGATGGCGAACACGGCCTTGGCCAACGCCTACGGCCAGGCGATGGCGCGCGGCGGCGTCGCGAGCGTGGCCGACAAAGAGCATGCCAAGGACCTGCTGGGCACGGCAATGGATCAGCCGTCCTACGCCGCTGCGGTCTCGCAGTTACAGCAGGAGATCAAGGCTGCACAGGCTGCCCCTAAAGCGGTGCGCGCGGAGCTTTCGAGTGGCGTCACCGGGCGCGGCACGGAACACGCGCCTCCCGCAGCGTCCCAGAAGTTCGACATGCTGCCGGCCGCCGCGCAGTTCCCCGGCAAACGCATGCGCGCCGACAACGGCACCGTCTACCGTTCCGACGGCACGAAGTGGATTAAGGAGTAATCGATGGGATACACCCTTCTGGATGAGAATGACCAGCCCCCCAAGGGCCGGTACACGTTGCTGCCGGACGTTCCTGCAAAAGCGAAGGCAGCGGACGACGCGCCGGGTGGCGTCGCCTCGTTCGGCGCCGGCCTCGGCCGCGGCTTCGGCTCGACGGTCCTGACGCTGCAGCAGTACCTGGGCAAGGCGCTCGCCGGCGCCGATGACTTGGTCGGCAGCCGCCAGCCAACCCTCTCGAGCCTGATCACCGGCAAGGGCCCGGACCGCTCGTTCGTGGGCAAGGCCGGCCAGTGGCTGATCGACGATGCGGTGGCTGGCAAAGACAAGCTGACAGCCGAGCTGGCGCCGTACGAGAAAGCTCACCCGATCGCAGCTGGTGCTGGTGACGTCGGCGGCGGCATCGCAGCGACCTGGCCGGTCGGCGGCATCCTGGGTAAAGGCATCACATCCCTCTCCGAGCTACCCCAGCTGGCTAGGGCGGCGCCGCAACTCGCGAAGCTTGCGAAGGCAGCTGAAACGAGCGGGCTCAAAACCGGCGCGCCGCTGGCGGCCGACGCCACCCTCGCGGCGCGTGCTGCTGACCTTGCCACCCGGTCCGCCGGCGGCGCCCTTACCGGCGCTACCTCGGCGGCGCTGGCGGCGCCCGATCACGTCGAGCGCGGCGCGGTGCTGGGCGCCCTGCTGCCGCCAGGCCTGATCGCAACCGCAAAGTTCATGCGGTATGGCGGCAAGGTTGCGCAATCGGTGGTGCAGCCATTCACCGAAACCGGCCAGGACGCCATCGCAGCACGGATCATCCAGAAGTTCGGCTCCGGCGGCCCGATGGCGGTCGACGCCGCCGAGCTGGTACCGGGATCGCTGCCCACGCTGGCCGAGGCCACTGGGAACGCCGGCATCGCGACGCTGCAGCGCGGTGTGCGCGACCTGCGCCCGAACGCTTTCGCCGAGCGCGAGGCCGGGAACGCGGCGGCGCGCACGTCAGCGTTCGATCAGCTTGCGGGCGACACGGCTGCAATCGATGCTGCTGCGGCTGCGCGCGGCAATGCGGCCGACGCTCTTTACGGACGCGCGTTCGCCGCCGACGGTATGCGCCGAGGCTTGGCCCAAGAGGCGCAGGCAACGCGCGCGCCGTTCTCGGGCGTGGGTCTGTCTGGCGCGGCCGATGATTTGGCGACGCCGGGCCTGCGCGAACTGGCCAGCCGGCCGATGTTCCAGAGCGCGATGGAGGATGCAAAGCGGCTCGCAGCAAACAAGGGGGTGAAGCTGGACGATCCGCTCCAGTCGTTGGAGGGCCTCCACTACATCAAGCTGGCTCTGGACGATGCACTGAACCCGGCGGCCAAATCGGCCATGGGCCGCAACGCCAGTGCGGCCGTGATGGACATGCGCGACAAATTGGCGGGCGAACTGGCGCAAGTGTCGCCCCTTTACGGCACCGCGCGGCAGACTTTCGCCGGGATGAGCCAGCCGATCAACGCGATGGAAGCCCTGCAGGGCCTACGCCTGACGGACGCACGCGGCAACATGACGCTGGCGAAGGTCAAGAACGGAATCGAGGGGCTGGAGCGGCTGCAGACAGCGCCGGGCGTGAGCACTGCGAAGTCGATCGCGCCCGAGCAGATGGACGCCCTGCGTGCCATCCAGGCCGATCTGCTGCGCCAAGATCTGCTAAACAAGGGGCGCTCGATGGGTTCGAATACGTTCCAGAACATCGCAACGGACAACATCCTGACGTCCCTGCTTCCTGGGTCGCTGGGTGAGGCTGTGAAAGGTAAGGCTGGCGGCCTGATCGGCCAGGCTGGCAAGCTGGCCTACAGCGGTTCGAATGAAGCGATCCGGAACCGCTTGACGGACATGATGCTGACGCCGGAACTGTTGCAGTCGGTGCTGGCACGCCAGCAGGCTATTTCCGGCCCAACTGCTCTGGAGCGCTTGCTCCAGCTGCCGGGCGTTCAGCAGTCTCTTGTCCGGACTGGCCCGGTGGCCGCTGATCAGTGAAGCCTTTCCAGAAGTTGTAGGCGCCCGCCAAGGCGACTAGCACGATCAGCTTCCAGAATAAGTAGTCGGTGTAGTCCACGGTTTCTCCTGCGCCCGGCAAGTCCGGGCATTTATTTTTCAACAATTATAGGCCACCCGCGAGGTGGCCTTTCGTTTTCCTGAAAGGGCACCATGAATCCCTCAACTCCTCCGCCGGACGGCGGGTACGACCTGACCGCGATCCTCACCTGGGTTTGGATCATCGGCCTGTCCACACTCGGCGGCATCGTCTCGTTCTGGCAAAAGATCAAGACCGGCCATGCGCGCGCCTGGAACTTCACTGAGCTGGTCGGCGAGATCGCTACCTCTGGCCTGGCCGGCATCATCACCGCGAACCTGGCTGACTCGATCAATGCGCCGGCATCGCTGAAATACGCGCTGGTCGGCATCGTGGCCCACATGGGCAGCCGCGGCCTACTGAAGCTGGAATCGCTGGCCAACAGCAAGTTCAACCTGCCGATGGATGTGCAGGCGCCGGTGAAGGAGACCGACCATGCCGCTGGCTGAAATGCGCCCCTCTGGCGCTTGTCGCGCGCTGGTGCGCGAGTTCGAGACCTGCCGCCTGCAAGCCTACCTGTGCCCAGCTGGTGTCCCAACAATCGGCGTCGGCCACACCCGCGGCGTGAAGCTGGGCGACACCTGCTCCGTACAGCAGGCGGACATCTGGCTGACGCAGGACCTGGAGGACGCCGCCGCGTCCGTCGCCTCGCTGGCCACCGCCCCGCTGACGCAGGGCCAGTTCGACGCGCTGGCGTCGTTCGTGTTCAACCTCGGGCAGCGCCGGCTCGCGGAATCGACGCTGCTGATCCTGCTCAATAAGGGCCGTGTCGACGCGGCCGCCGATCAATTCCGGCTGTGGGTGCACGCCAAAGTAGACGGCAAGGACGTCGTGCTGCCCGGCCTGGTCAAGCGCCGCGCGCTCGAGCGGGCCATGTTCCTCGGCACGGGGGCGGCATGAAAGAGCACGAGCAGAAGCTGACCCTGTCCGTCGACATCTTCTACCCGGACCACGAACCGCGCACCGAGTCTGCGCTGTTCGCGCGCACGAAGCATCACCTGGTGGCGGTGCTTGACACGCCGTGCTGGATCTGCGGCTGCAAGGAGAGCCGCGAGGTCCATCACTTCCACGCCGAGTGGGCCGACGCCGACGGCATCGACTGGGACCGCATGCGCACGCTGCACCCGGCGTTCCCGTGGTCGACATTCACGAAGCCCGAGGACTTCATCGACTCGGAATACAACATGCTGGTCCTCTGCAAGAAGCACCACACCGGCAAGGACCACGGCATCCACATGCTGCCCTACCCCATCTGGATCATGCAGCGCAATGCGCGCGCGGACTTCGTGTTCGCGCCCGACGAAGCCCAGGCTTTGCCCACCACCTGAAGGAGAACGAAGTGAAAAAGACCGTCATCATCCTCGCGCTGGCCCTGGCCCTCACTGGCTGCGCCGGCGTGCAGCAGGCCGTCCAGGCCTACGGCTCCGTAGCCGTGACCGGCGCGCGCGCGGCAAACGACACCGTCATCGAGGCGCAGAAGGTCTCGTTCTGCGCCCTGCCCTACTCTGCCCTGCAGCGTCATCCGGAGATTCAACCGGCAGTGCAGACCCTGTGCGGCCCGCTGCTGGCTACGCCTGCCACCTTGCCAGCGCCAAAGTCGTGAGCGGCTTCCTGAGCAAGTGCGTCCTGCAGATCGCCGACGACCAGGACGACGGCAAGTGGATCCTGGTGCAGGACCTGCTGTACGTGTCGGACGTCGCGAAGTGTCTGATCACCGTCCCGGCCGGCTTCCAGACCGACCTGGCCAGCGTGCCGCGGCTGCCGCTGGTGTTCCTGCTGGCGGGGGATTGCGCGCGCGAGGCCGCTGTCGTGCACGACTACCTGTACAGCACGCACGAGGTCGACCGAGCCACAGCGGACGCGGTACTGCTCGAGGCCTCGGCGGCCACCGGCGTGCCCTGGTGGCGCCGGCAGCTTATGTGGGCCGGGGTCAGGCTGGGCGGCGCCGGCCACTGGGATCCGGAACCCGAGCAGGCGCCGACATGGAATTCCACGTCCTGA